GCAGTTAGTATTGCAATTGGGTCACTGACCTTGGCATTTTGGCCTGCAAGCAAAGGTAATGTAGTTGTTGTAAAATATGATTGCAGTATGCTCATCGGTGGATGGCATCCTGATGTGCCTGTTAAGGTACAGGAAGAATGTAGGAAAAGGGAGTTAAACAAATGAGTTTAATAGCACTGCCAGTAGTAGATAAACAATATTGGATTTTAAAAGAAAACGATCGCAAGGTCGGCAACGTGGAGGCCTGTGCTGGTGGCTACCAAGTTAAAATTAATAATCAAGTTGTACAATTTAAAACAATCAAATTGGCGGCTCGCAATGCAAACATTGAATTTGAACCAGCGCCTAAAATTATCAAGCCTAAAACAAACACGGATCAAATCTACGGGTATGCGGTATCGGGTCGAGTGTACAATCCCATGTGGAATGTTGCGCAACAATTACCTGTGTACACTAAAACTAACAAAAGCAAATCATGGTTTGCCGCTGGTTGGTATAATGTGAAGAAAGGTCGCAAATGGAAAGCAGTCTTGGCACCCAAGCTAATTACACTACAACGATATCCTTACCAGGGGCCGTTTTATACTCAAGAGGAAGCCATCAACAATGACTGAAATGACAAATCCATTTTTGGACCAAGCACGATTTATGCGCCTTTGCGGACAAACCGTGGGCACTGAAAACGTAGACCAATACGCACTATACTTGAATTTAATCAAAGAGGAAGTGCAAGAGTTAGAGGATTCAAGAACTCGCGAAGGCGATCTCGATGCCTTGATTGATATACTTGTGGTTACCATTGGTGCTATACACAGTGCTGGCTTCGATGGGGAAGCCGCGTGGCAAGAAGTAATGCGCAGTAATTTTGCCAAGATTGATCCTGTCACTGGTAAGATTCGCCGGCGTGGTGACGGAAAGATTCTCAAGCCCGATGGCTGGACTCCACCTAACCTTGAGCCATTTGCACGACTGCCCGAATGACCTTGCACCTACAAAAATTTGTTGATCGTGTACGTGGGCACGAAGCTCGCGGCTCAAAAGACTTTGTAATGACCCTGGCTGAGGCCAAAGACATGCATGCCGATATTACCAGACTGCTGTTAGAACTACACGATCTGCGTGAACAAGTCAGTAAACCCGCCACAGAAGAGGTAATCACAGTACAAATAGGTGGGGGCTCGTTCTAAATATACCTATATTTCTAGATAAATAAACTATAGGAATATAATGCCATGAGCCGACCAAAACCCAGCGTATTAATCGAACACACCAACAAAGCTACTTACAAGACTGAACAAGTTTTGGCCAGTGAAGGTGTATGGGCTGTGTTCTTTGAAGACAAACCTATCAATCTAAAAACATCAAACATGTTGGTCCAATATCCTGGCCCCAAGTATAAAAAAGTCTCATTCTCAAATCCTGGGCATGCCAAGAACTTGGCCCGGAAACTTAATACGCAATTTAAAACCGACAAGTTTACAGTGGTGTTACTCACGTCTGGCGATCAGATATATCCTTGATGTGCGCGACAAAAAGAAACTCACTCGAGAACTAATCGCTCTTTTACCTGAAGAGCAACGCATAAGCCCAGAGTCGGCATTCAGTGCCTGGTGGTACAACTTACGCAGTACCGGCGGTCTTAGATTAACTATCACCGGTTACATGACCTTTGTTGACTATCTTGATCTTGCACAATATGAGTTCCGTATTCCAGACGCACACGAATTTAATCTACGTACGGTAATTGCCCTAGATCGACAACTAGAACTACCTTATTATATTGTGATTAAAAAAGGTGTACCTGTTAGTGTGATATTTTTTGGTAGCAAAGAAGCCATGTTGGTTAATCTCTATGGCAATTTACAAAAGTTTCTTGACAACTACAAATAATACTGTTATACTTTATTAATCCATGAATATACTTGAACAAAATGATCAGCTTGGTTTCTATATGGTGGGAGAAGAAAAACACCATATAAAGCCTCGTGCATTGATCAGAGCCACCAAAACTGGACACTTTCCAGAATGGAATTTTAATCGAGAAGCATTTGAAAAATTTCCTTGGCATATAGAACCTGAAACCAATCTTAAAGAATTATACCGTTTGCGGGCACAACAGATTAGAGACAAATACGATTATATTAGACTTGAAGTATCCGGGGGCGGCGACAGCAGTACCGTGGCCTATAGTTTTATTAATAATAAAATTCATCTTGACGAGGTTGTTTTTAGGTATCCCAAAACTGGTGAAAAGAATGTCACCGATGATCCATTTAATACTAAACCAGAAAATACCCTAAGTGAGTTTAGGTACGCGGCCAAGCCATTACTAGAATGGATTGCCACACATAGTCCACGTACAAAAATCACTATACACGATTATAGTGAAGATATGTTGGCGTCCGGGCACGACGAAGGCTGGATTTTTAGAACCAAAGATTATTTTCAACCAGGTCATGCGTTCAAACACACAGTAGATGCCGTCGATTCTCACAAGCGTATATTAGATCAGGGCGTACGAGTATGTATGTTATGGGGTGTAGATAAACCTAAAGTCTGCATTAAAGATTCAAAATGGTACTTGTACTTTATGGATGTGCAGGCCAATAATGCCAATCCCGAAGTAGGGCAATGGAGTAATATTACCAACGAATATTTTTATTGGAGTCCGGAGTTGCCAGAGTTATTGGCTAAACAGGCACATATGATCAAGGCCTGGTTTGATCTGCCACAAAATAAATATCTACAACATTTAGCACGATGGCCTAATTATAGTTTTGCTCAGCGCACCACATTTGAACATATTATCAAGCCACTGATTTATCCTGATTACGATCCCACTACATTTCAAACCAGCAAACCCACAAATAGTTTTTATAATGAAATGGATCAATGGTTTTATACTAATTTTCGAGAAACTCAAGCATTTAAAGTGTGGCAAGCAGGATTAAAACATCTAGTGGATAACATTGATAAAAAATTCTTTAATAATGAAATGGGACGCCCAGTTGGATTTGTTGGTTTTATCAGCCCATTTTATTATCTAGGTGATGCTGCATTTGTTGACCTTGGATCAAATACCCATTTTAAATTTTAAATCATGACTACTATCAACAAACCAGGAACTTACTCACTAAACGTTATCGATAACAAAATTGATTTTGATCTTAGACAACGTGTGTGGAATTATCTACTAGACCGAGAATACTGCGTCAACCACTATGATCAAAATCATAGCAACTGGTATCCGCGAGAAGACCGGTGGCATATTCCTAGAGAACGGCCGGCAGCATTGCGTTGTCCACTGGCTTGGGACGAACCAAGTTTAGAACGCCGTGCGCCGGTGATCTACGAATTATGGAACAAGATCAACGGATTGTTGGATAACAAATTTATAATTGGCGGTATTCCTGAAAGCATGAACTACATGACAGGAATAAGTCCACTACAGGGCATTACTAAAAGCAACGGCCAGCCGGGTGCAAAAAACAGTGCCTGGCGAGTCTACGGTGATGGCATGGAAAAAGAATATCGTGCCCGTAGCAAAGCCGTTCACAGAGACAATCCATTTATGGACGATGATACTGCATACACTCTAGTGTATTTTGCCAACTTGGAATGGCATCCACAGTTATATGGTGAAACACTGTTTCACAGCAACACCGCCGACACCGGCGACTTTACTGGCAAGTATGAACAGGATCAACCTAGAAACTTTCCCATTGGCGACGTAGAAAACGTAGTGGCTCCTAGACCTGGACGCATTATGGTTTGGGACAGTAGATATCTACATCAAATCAAACCAGTAGCATTTTATGCTCCAGAAAATTTATTGGCAATTAGTTTTAGATTAAGACTTGCTGATAAATAATACTAGCAACGCCAACAGTCAGTTGACGTCGGATTTATCAGACGCCTAGGGTTCAGCCCTTTTACTGCTTCAAACGCAGAACGCCGCCCGTAAGCGAAATTCTTCGCAAGCTCTAAAAAATCAAAATTGGAGATTATTAAATGACAACACGTACAATACGTTGGGTCCTAGCCCACGAACCATATGACTTGTTTTTACGTGCAGCTGAAAAGTTTGCCGCAGAAGTAAGTGAAAAAACACACGGCGAAATTGCCATTGAAGTATTGGGTCTAACAGAGTATACAGAAAAGTATCTTGATGGCCAACAACTTGATCGTTACAAGATTAAAGATTTAGTCAACGACGGCACAATTGAAATGAGTCAAATGTATACGACCACACTGGGGTTGGTAGAACAAGACATGTTTGTTCTTGACATGCCATTTTTGTTCCGTGATCACGCTCATGCTGCTCGTGTGTTAGACGGCAAAGTTGGACAACAACTCATGGATCAGCTGGCCGAGAAAAGTGAAATCAAAGGTTTAGCATTTACCTACTCAGGTGGTTTCCGTGCTATCATTGGTAACCGAGTCATTGAGGCTGTAGAAGATTTACAAGGTATGCGAGTGCGTGTAGCACATAGTCCTGTTGCCGAAGCCACCATGCGTGCCTTTGGTGCTGAACCTGTGGTACTACCTATCGAACAGTTGGCCAATGCATTGGGCGAAAAGTCTGTTGATTGTGGTGAAAGCACCTACCCACGCATCTACAGCATGAAACAAAATGAAACCGCCAGCGTGATCAATCATACCGAGCACAGTTTGTTTTTGACCACAATTATAATGAACAAAGGTTTGTGGAACGAACTTACCGTAGAACAACAAAAGATTTTTGCTGATGCGGCATTGAGTGCGGCACATATCGAACGTGCTGAAAGTTTAGAAGACATTGGTATTACTCGTGACCGTGCTGTCAAGGATGGTATTCAAGTGGTAGATCTTTCTGCCAAGGTTAAATCAGATTTAGAAAACTTATCTGCTCAAGTTTACACCGAGTTAGACAGCTATTTTAAACCTGGTTTGATTGATCAAATCCGTCGTAGTTAATTTTACCAAAATAAACAAACAGGATTGACAGCCTGTTTGTTTTCCTGTATAATACACATATGAAAAAACTATTCTTATCTTTACTGTTTGCATTACTTTCAACCACTGCGTTGAGCAAAGAAACCATTACCGTTGTCTATGCTTGGACAGCCGCCGATGTGGCCGCAAATTTTCATCGCACCTTGGTTGACGAAGCCAACCGTATTCAAAACAAATATATATTTGTATTTGATACCAAGCCCGGCGCTGGTGGAAGTATTGCTGCCAACCATGTGGCCAATACACCAAACACCGTATTGGCCACTGCCAGTGCGTTTTTTATTCGCCCTAACTTTTTTCCCAATGAAAGTCATGATCTAAATAACTTTAAAGAACTCATGCCACAATGCAGTGCGCCCGGTGTCATAACCTCGAGCAAATATCGATCCTGGAAGGATGTTCCTACTGATCAACCATTGACCATTGGCATGAGTGGTATGGGTACAACTACACACTTGATTGCAACTCAAGTAGCTAAAAAATATCCTAAGATGACAGTGGTCCCATACAAGAGCACCAGCGAAGCAGTGGTAAGTGTCCTAAGTGGCAACATTGATTTTGCTGTAAATTTTATGGGAGATAGTGCTCAATACACCGAAGCCAGTTCACCTAAGAAAATTTACATGTTAGGAATTACCGGAGATCAAAACATCAACGGCGTAGCGCCATTGATCTCTCAGGGATTTACAAAAAGTCTTGCTCGTATGAATGTTCCAGCGCAACTGGTAGTTCCTAAAAACATGCCAGATACCAAGTTCAACGAAATACGTGAAATCTTAGTAAAAGCGGGACGTGCTAAAACTGTTAACAATGCATTTGCTGTAGACTATTGTCAGTCCCTGAATCAAATGCTGGATTCAAATATACAAGGATACTACAATTTACAAGTGTCAGAATGGCAACGACTTAGCTCTGGAGTGAGTCTCAAGTAATATATACTAAATATCTATATGGAACAGAACAAAAAACCTGTCGCCCAATACTACTACTCAGAAGAAGAGTGGGCAAGGTTAGGTTGTGGTCCGTTACCCAAAGAGCGTGATCGTGGTCGAATACATCAAGATGCTCACGCAAAAGGTAATCCAAAGATTGACGGAAAAAATGTTAAAGGGTATAATTAAACTATGGGATTACTAGCATTTGCTCTCGTTTCAGCTGTTATAATTTATTTTTTAATCTCTATCAAAGATTGGATGGAATAATGAATAAGTATTGGAAAAAACTTTGCACTACAGAAGAAAATCAACGCCAAACCAGCGCACTGATGGTACTGGCTGTTAGTCTTAGTGTGATATTTGTAATTTGGTTAATAGCAGGTCAATAATATGAATTTCAATCAAATCATCCTTGCCGCGATTGTCGTGTTGATTGCCTTGGCAGTAATGTTCAATAGTTAAACGTTTCGTATTTCGACAAAAATACGTGGTGGGTCGGATCAGTAGTAAAAGGCAGTATCGAAGTATCGTCCAGTATAAATAACTGTATGAACGATACTTTTTATATCATCTACAAACTTACAAATATTGTAAACCACAAGATTTATATCGGAGCTCATGTTACTAAAAATGTAAACGATGAGTACATGGGATCCGGGCATGCGATTAATAGAGCAAAAAAGAAATACGGTATTGAAAAATTTAAGAAAGAAATTCTTCATGTGTTTGATAATGAACAAGACATGTGGGAAAAAGAGCTAGAAATAGTTAATGAAGAATTTTGCAAGGATCCTACCAACTATAATATCAGAACAGGTGGGATTGGTGGATGGAATCATTGGAACGGAACTACAGCTCATATCGAAGCCTCAAAACGCGGTGGAAAAACAAGAGCTAAAGATCCTACTAATTTGTTTTATAGTAAAGACTTTCAGAAAAAATATGACTGGACACGGTCTTCAGAGCATATGAAAGCCATGGGGTTATTATCTAATACTCCAAATTCAATAACTAAGAAAAAAGAAACATTTAAAAAAATAAAACACAGTCAAGGTGAAAGAAATTCTCAATTTGGTAGATATTGGATTTCAAATGTACATACCAAAGAAGTAAAAAGAATTTCAATGAACGACACAATACCAGCAGGCTGGGTGCGTGGTAAAAGAGGACATGTTGCTAAAAAACTTTGGGTAAATAACAATATAAAAGAACACTACATCTTGACAGAAAAAGAGCAAGATTATATAATAAAAGGGTTTAGTAGAGGTAGACTTAAAAAAAGTATGCCTCAAAACAGAATTGTAGTTTAATGCCTTGACA